AAAGTATCATTAGCCTCTCCTATATCATCGTTAAAGTTTTTATTAGCGAAAAAAGAAACTTGATTAGGTATTATCTCATTGGTCGAGAAGCCTGGATTTGTTTGATATAGCCCCCTCTGTGCAAATGCTCCTACTATAATATTTTTCGTAGAGCGGCTCGCTGGCGTGGGGGAGCGAAGAGCGTTATGTTTCCATAACCACTTAGACTTATCTTCATTATAAACACGATCTCGTTCTATTTGAGATAGTGCAGTAGATAAAACAGCATCACTTAACTCTGTAGCTTCTTGAACAGTTTTTATAATATGTGTAAACTTAACATAATTTAAAAGTCTATTTGCAGTATCTCTTTTTGTTTGTATATATGCTATATCTGTCGAGGGTACATTAGGATCTCCATTTACAACTTTATGAAGATTTAATGCTTCCTGTACTGCAGTAAATACTCTGTCATTTGGATCTACTTTTCTTGCTACAAAAATTTGTTCTAAAGCTCCCATACCAATTTGAATTGGTGGACGAATTAGTAAAGTATCAATTCTTTCGTCAAGAAACTCAACAATGTGGTCAAACCCAGGTTTTTGAGGTACTGAACCGTCTCCGAAAGGATCTATAAGTTGAGTTTCATGCTTTGCTACCAATCCTCGGGCACGAGTTACTACGTCTTCAGTAAATACTCGCTCTCTAGCATCTTGAAATCTGTACGCATCAAAAGCTTCATTTAACTCTACAATTTCTTTTGGAAGTCTACCCTGCAGATGTAAGAGGTCTACTCTTTCATCAAAAATTTCTACAATAAAATCTAAGTCGGATTTTTCGTCTTGAGTTGCGTGCCTTGCAAGCAAATCGGGCAGCCTTTTACTGACACGCTCTGCCGTAAATAATAATTCATTTTCTGTTTTGATGCGAGGAGCTATAACTGATTCAGTGAATAAAACATTATCCTGTGGTAACCTACGCATAAGATGCTCATATGCAAAATTTTGATCGTCTGCAAATAGCTCTTCAAACTCGGTTGCTAAAGATACTGCTAACTTTACTACATCTTCTTCATAGACTTCTTCAAAAAACTTTCTTCTATATGTAACAATTCTAGTGAAGAGTTCTTCTATCTCAGTATTATCAGAAAGAATAAAGAATCTTAGTAACTGCTCATGAGTAATTCTTACGTCTAGGAAAGATAAACTGTATCCGAAGGCATCGGACAGCTCAATCCCAGTATCAGAAGAATCCTCTATTAGCAGAGAACTGTCTGTTAAAGATATAAATCGAAACTTGCCGCTCATGTATAGTCATCCCGCACCTGTATAGTAATCTGTTCAAATGTTGTATAAGTGTCCGTTATTTGAGCGTTATTCTCATCAAATCCCGATGGTACTATAAATTCTACTTCTGCTTCATAAAAATCGTCGTCTACAGTTGAGTGTGTAAGAAAAGATTTTAAATTAAAGACATACTGTCCTTGTGTATCAGTAGATTTAAATTCGTCAGCAGCAATACTAACAATATTAGTACTGGTATCTTTTCTTCGAATATTTAAAAATACATTAGACGCATCCGTCACAAACCGATCATTATTTTCATTTCTGACAATAACTACAGTTAAATCAGGTCCCGTATCGTTTTTAACAAGTGTCACTAATCTATTCATTGGAGGGGCGATAACTTCTTAATAAAGAAGGCTTTTTTTAAATATTCTATGGTATGATTATAACAAAGGCTACCTAACTTGTCAAGATTTATTTTTTGAAGGATGTTTAGAAGTATTATTTTACAAACGTTATGTTTATAAATACAAAATTAGAGCCAGAGTCTCTTAGTTCTTGTCTAGTAACAAACCCAGGAGCGCTTTGTGTAATTACTTCAATTGCTGCTCCATTATTAGGTGCAGTACTAAAGGTTAATTTATTAAAAGTTGTTGTGTTTATTCCTACACTATAAGCACCTTTTGTAAAATACGTTCCTCCAACGTGAACCATAGTATTATTTTCATCTTTATTCCTAGGTTCTTCTGACAGAATGAATTCGGTAGTACTTCCATCTCCTGTAAAAGTATCTATAATAGTTCGAGGTTCGGTTGAAACTAATTTTATAATTCCATTTTGATCTATTTGAGCGACATAAGTTTTATAAGAACCCGCTGTATTTCCAGTTGTCATTGCAGTTCCTACAGCAATGGTATTTCCGGGTTGGGGCACAGAACCTCCACTAGGTGCTTGGATAGTAGAGGTCCAAACAGCAGATTGAGTTTGATTATATTCTTGTTGAATATGCAAAGCAGCTTGTAAAGTAACCACATCTCCTTTTTCAACTATATCAATATAATAATGACCACAAGGAGCTGGAGTAACAGAGTATTGAACTACGCTGTCTCTTACGTTTTCCCATTTATTAGTATTACTATTATATTTTAAAATGTCCCCATTTTGAACACTCGTAATTGTAGTATCCGTTAAAGAAGAGATTGTAGTCGGAATAGTTGGTTTATTTTGAATAAATGCAGGATTAGAGCTGCTTGTTTCAGTCCAATTTGATTGTACTTGAGCTGCAGGAATCGTAGGTTTATTTTGAATAAATGCAGCACTAGAAGTATTTGTTTCATTCCAATTAGACTGTACTTGAGAAGGCACAGAAAGTGTGTTAGAAATAGTAATTGTGTCTGCAGACTCACTAATACTGATTCCTGTTCCTGCAGCTAACTCTACTTGACCTTTTACCATACTATTCGCATTTACCATACGAATATATACTTCACTAGTATTAGGATCCGTCCAGCCGTCTAAATCTCCCAGCAAGTTGTGTAATAAATTACCTGGATCTATTTGAGTTATATTTGTAGGGACCGTTTGAGTATTCGAAATAGTAATTGTATCTGCAGACTCGCTAACACTAATTCCTGAGCCTCCAGCTATTTCTACTTGACCTTTTACCATACTATTCGCATTTACCATACGAATATACACATCACCACTGCCATCCGTCCAACCGTCCAGATCTCCTAACAAGTTATATAATAAATTACCCGGGTCTATTTGAGTTATATTTGTAGGAACTGTTTGGGTACTCGAAATAGTAATTGTATCCGAAGATTCGCTGACACTAATTCCCGAACCCCCAGCTATTTCTACTTTACCTCTTAGTGTACTGTTGGCATTTATCATACGAATAAATACGTCACCTTGAGGATCAGTATACCCGTCTAAATCTCCCAACAAGTCGTGTAATAAGTTACCTGGATCTATCTGAGTTATATTTGTAGGTATTGTTGGTTTATTTAAAATTTCCGACCAATCAATTTGATCTGGTTCCCAAAGAGAGTTACCGGAGTTATACTTTAATACATAATTATCTGTAGGAGTAGTAGTGCTAACATTATTAATTTCAGAGAGAACGTGATTTTCATAAACTAACTTAGTACCATTGTGTTTTAGAATTTGATTATTACTACCTCCAGGAACATTCAACCCACCTCCGGGGCTTGAGAAACTTGATGCAGTCATACTGCCATTTGAACTAGTATTTCCGCTGGCATCTACAGCAAAATCTCCGTTTCCAATATCAAGACTTCCACCAGAAACTTCTCCGGTAACTCCTAGATCCCCCCCTACAGTTAAATCATCGGAGAAATCCCCATCATTTGCATATAACTTTCTCCACCTTTTTGTACTTGAGCCGAGATCTCCTGTATTATTTACATCTGGAATTAAGTGTCCTGCTATTTCTGCATTTATATAGATAGTGTCTGAAGTTTGATCCCCAAGAATTATATCTCCCAAAAGAGAAGTACCACCATCTACAGTTAAGCTTCCATTTATATACGCATTTCGGCCAACATATAAATCTCTCCACTTTGCAGAAGCTCCTCCTAAATCTTTGTTATTATTCGTGCTAGGATGCCAATGCTTGTTTACTTCCCAAGCATCGTAGCTGTTTCTATAAAGAATATAAGGGTGATTTGTATACGTTCCTACAAGTATACCTCCATTATTTGCAAGAGTAGCTGTAGTTGCCTCCGCTGCAAGTTGAACTGCAATATCATCAATTTCAACAACTGTACTATTTACGGTAGTAGTAGTTCCATCAACTTGAAGATTTCCTGCAATAACAACAGTACCAGTATCATTCCCGTGTGTGGCAGGGTCAATAACAAACTCTGCTGGACCCCGAAGCCATCCAGTAAGCTCTAAGTTTCTCATTTGGGCATCTATATTTAAACCGTCCCAATTAATCGTGTTTGCAGTAGGGTCTCCGATTGCAACTTTATGATACCCATCATCATTACCAAACCAAAAGCCTTCTCCTACATCATAGCTAGTTTTGCCTCCTTTTATGCTACCAGCACCGAGTATTTCTAAGCCCCCTTCTTCTGCATATAAATCAATACCTTCATTAATTGCTTGCTCAACATTTAGTCTATTATTGTTATTAGAGTTATCTGGCTCTACACTAGTATCCGTGGAGCCGCTGGCTTCGTTTACAATTAAAAATATTTTACTAAAAAGGCCCATTTTTAATCCTTATCAATTTGTGCAATGACTGCATCTTTAATAGTATCTGGACTGTAATTTGATTTATAAATTTTTATTGTCAGTGCATCAGGAAAGTTTCTATCTATCTTTAACTCAGTATTAGAAACAATTTCTGTTACTTTTGCTGCTTTTCCAATAAAAGTATCAGTACTACTAATAGAGGTGATATTCTCTAGTCCTATAATATCTCCGACTGCAAAGTCATTAGTAAAGTTTGTTCCTGTTCCTATTACAGTTCTACTATAGGCATCTACTGAGCCCGATCCAGAAAAGAAAGTATAACTATCATCTAAAGTATCGCTGCCGTCTCCCATATCTCTCCAAACCCCGGGACCTACTCCTTGATGCGCTGCAACATCAAACATTCCCATGAATACTTTTGGAGTGCTATAATCAAATACAATATAAAGTTCCCGAGGATCATTTGTTTGTACCCCCGCTAAACTTACTACTCCATTTCCTGAAGCCTCAGTAATTACTTTACTATCTCCTGCGTCAGGATTTCCATAGCCTGTCAATTCTGCAGGAAAAGCGTCAAAAGTCCATACTGAGCTATCTTCTGCTCCCGTTACATTAGTACTTTTTATTGAATAGTATTCATACGTAAAGTTACCGTGCTGAAGAGTCTGCTGTAATGTTCCCACTTCGTAAATTTCTCCCTCATATAAAAAAGGAAGGGGTGTATTACTAGCATTCATTAGCCAAAGCTCTTTGATTACTTGTCCAGCCCATATATAAATCCATCTCTGTCTACGAGGATTTACATATCTTCGTACCATAAACTCATCCGCATCAGGCTGTTTATTATTAAAAGTTTTTGCTTGATTATTGTAAATGCCGTGATAAGTTCCATTAAAGTTGTACTCAGAATCTGTACTATTTGCTGTAGAACTTATATGCTTAATAGAGCCCTCTACATTTGAGTATGCAAACTTAGGAATGCCATATATGTATTCTATATCATTAGGTTGTGTTTCACTGGGAGAATCTATATTTGAAAACTCAGCAGTTACCCACTCAGAAAAGTTTCCTTTTAATGATACTGTTCTTACTTTTACAATATACTCTCCCTGAGGAGGGCTTGCAAAAATATATGAAGTTTGAGAAACTGTTAAATTAGTCATTCGATCAGGCATTAAATCATCTGCGGCTGCTATTTCATAGCCAGCCACAAATTCATATAAATCAGCAGTATTAGTACTGTTTGCTGGGCTTCCTGTTTTAACAGGAGGCTCCCAGTTTGCAACCCAGTCTTGTGTAGGAGGTCCTCCAACTTGTGGAATTATCGAAACAGTAAAGTTTCTCGGAGGAGGAACAAGTTGAGGCTCATTACTATCATAAATAGAAGGAGGTATTACACCAAGTCTATAATCCTTGTCTACTGCTTCAAATTTTTGATTATAATGTTCAACCGCACTTATAGTATATAAGTTTTTATTGTCGACAGAAACAGCCATAACCTTATAAGTTTTCTTTGATCCTGCAATTTCAACATCATTTGCTGTTTGATGTTGCAAATTCCATACAGCTCCAATTGCCCAGCCTTCCAACTCTAAAGATCCTGTCAAAGATACGGTATCGGTAGTAGTGCCCGGATTAGTTATGGGGTATTCTTTAACGTGTGTATATTTTTTCCAAGTTAAAGGTATTTCAGGCCCTGAAGCAGAACTATGTGCATTTATTGCGCGAGCCTCTGTTACAAGATTTCTTTTAAGCCATGCATTATTTTCAAACGTATACGCAGCAGGAACATAGTCTCCTCTTTCATAAGTATCCCCATCTATGGTAATACTGTCTAAGCCTGTATAAATTGCTACTGGTTCAGTATAGGTTAAGTTTAAAGTATACACACCCCCAGTAAATTCAACTTCACGATCAAAAGTTATAGTATTTGCAGTATCGTCAAAAGATTTTATACGCCCGCTCAAAGGTCTTTGGAACTTATCACTATCCTGAATATTTATGATGTCCCCGGGTTTTACGTAAGTTGCAAATAAACTTGTCTGAAATGTTACAGCCCCTTTTTGATTTAAACTTGTCCAAAGATGCCATTTACCAAAACGAATTGCTTGACTTTCTGAAGTACAGCCAAAAGCTACTACTTCTTTAGTAATTGTTCTTCCTATTTTTTTAATATTAGTAGTATCTTCTATAATAATAGGAACTAATTCATAATTTTGATTGGGGTCATTCCAGTTAACAACTATTTGATTATATCTAGTCTTAGCATTTGTAGATTCATAAGTAAATTTTCCATCAATAACGTTACTTTTAGAAAAACTATACACAGGTTGATTTGGAGTATCTTGTACCACTGTTAGTTGTGAGTCAAGCCAAAACAGAATTGAATGAAAGGCCCCCGCCATATCACGAATAACTTTATAAACTGCTTCTGCTTTTGGCAAAAACAAATTCATAGTATAACGAGGCTCTAAAACAGTTGCTTTTCCTGTTCCTGAGCCCAATGTAAGAGCGCGAATAGTGTCTCCAACAGAGTAAGTAATACCTGAAGTTCTAGCAACAGCATTCCAGTCGGTATTTCCTAAAGTTTCAATATTATGGTATTCACCTAAAATTAAATTAGAAGCTCCTATAGTATTATTTGTTTCTACTAATTCATCACAATACTTTGAAATTCTATATAAGGAAAAAACATCTATATTAAAATCTTCGATCCACTTTCCCGCCCCATATCTTTTATTTGTAATTATATCTAAAAATATCCACGCAGGATTATTTGTATAAACATTTTCAGTGTAAGAAGTACCGTCCCAAAATCCATCATATATAGCTTTATTTCTATTTGTACTCTCTCGAGGAGTATATGTGCTGGGAACTTTTACTAATTTTCCTCTAATATGATAGCTTCTTTTTGGAGTTTTTGTAAATTGTCGAGATGAAAAAGTGCTACTTACAACAGCAGAATATGGATAAGTAAGAACATCTTCTATTAATGCACCTGTAGCTGCAATATTAGAAGCAGCCACAACCGTATATTTATTTTTATCTCTTTCTACAGTATTTCCATAAGCTCCTATAGGAGTCCCGGCACTTCTTGTTAATCTTACAATATTTACTTGAAAATCATCAAACGAAGGAAGTTGTTGTCTATACTTAGCTATATTTATAATATGGTCAAATACAATGGGCCCTTGTCGTTTTCCATAGTGTTTAATTCCATTATTCCAAATAAAATATTTTTGACTGCTAAAAGTACTTTGTCCAGTAAATTTAAATAAAATATAAACTTGGTATATAGCATAGCAAGTATAGTAATTAATTTCAGTATCCCCGCCATAATAAATTAAACCATTAGGGTACTGTATTTGAAAAGTTATTTTATCAACATTATCAAGTTGTTGTACGGTAGCAATTCCAAAATCAGAAGATACAAGAGTTTTTGGGGCATTATCCGTAAATCCATTTAAATCAGGATTACCTGGGTAACTTTCATCACTTTTATTTATGTTTGGAAGGCCTGTTTGATCAATAGGTTGAAAAGATGTTGCCCCCGCTAAAATTTGTTTGATCTCTCCAGTAGCTGATTGCGGCACAACACCAACTAATGCTTGGCTTCCTCCTACATTTGCTATTTGTCGTAAAGGAGGCTGATTTAAAGTGCCTGTAGACTCTTGTACATACAAATTGTCAATTTTACTAATAGGAACAGTAGGATCAAAATCATTAGTAGAGCCATGATGACCATCTTGACTACTATTTGTACTTACAACTGTTCCTGTAGTTACTTCATATGTGCCTGCGTCTGGCACAGCAGTAGCTAAATTTACTGTTGAATTAGACCCATCAATAGTTCCATTGACAAATTGATATTCTCTTAAAAATCCATTTACATCGCCTCTAACATTGTTTACATAATTTATATGCTCTTGCAAAAGTCCTTGGTCAGGAGGATTATATACAGTAAATGTAGCTCTAGTATCGGTAGTAATGTTTAAGAAGCCCCAATATAGCTCTTCTTGATATGAACCATCTTCTAACTCCCAGTAAATTCCGTGACCAATAGAGTATTGTCCCGTGGTGTTAATTATAGTACCTCCGTAGGCATTAAAACCCCCTTGTGGTCTGTATAACATAACATCTGTTCTTTGGCCCCGATTTATATTTATAGAAGTAATTCTAACTTCAAAATCGGTAGTAGGATATAAAATTATAGGCTGTTCATCTGTAGAAACTATATCTTCATCCACAACTACATTGGAATCAATAGTTCCTGTACTACTTGTGCCATTAAAAGTTACATAACCTTGAGCAGGGGTCCATCTTTTATATCGTGTATTCTGTGCAACCGCATTATCAAAATATACGGAGTAAGGCCCATGCACTAAACCAGCAATAGGTCCTTCACACAAAATATCTGTAATATTAATATTCTGTGCCGCTGCTCCAGTTACTTTTCCTAAATAATCTTCTTCTGCCATTTTATTGGTTCCTACTACTTTTTTGAAGTACTTCTAACGGTTCCAGGAGGTGGGCCGCTTACCGCATTATTTCCAGAATCGCTTGTGCCTGCCGACCCGCTTTGATTTGACTGGCCTCCAGAATTGTATCCATTCCAAGCCCACATACCGGTTTCACTATAAATAGTGTCTGCTTCATTTCTCACTTCAAAACTAATTGCTCTTGCAGGTATGCGCATTTCTCCATAACAAAGAGGAACTGGGTCTCGTTCCCCTACTGTTTGTGCTGTTCCTTTATACATATAGTCAGCATCTTTTGCATCTTTTTTCGTATCCAAAGGGTCTGGAGCAAGTAATTCTGCCATACCTACAGAAAATAGTACATTACCTACAAATATCAAAGCAAGCCCTAGAGGACCTCCAATAACTAAGCCGGCAATCATCAAAACTGCCCCAAGAACAGCTTTAAAAAACTTTTTGATAAATCCAAGACTTCCTGCAGGAATTGGTATAATTTCTATATCTCCTTCAGGGTACTCTAAAAATATTTCTTCATCGCTTTGAATGCTTTTACCGTTTACCTTACAATGAAAAGTTATTCCTTTATCGTGACAGTCTCTAAGATATTGTTCAAAATCGTCAAAGTTTGCAGAAAAACATCGAACAACTTGACCAAAAGAAGTTACATTTAAAACTCTTTCTTTTCCAAATCGTTCTGCCATTTCTCCGTGAAAAATAACTTTTCTTTTCATTAGTTTTTACTCCTAACCTTTATCTTTGGTAATACAATATTTAGTTCCATACTCGGGTATGAGTATATGTAATAAGGAATTCCTGTAGCATTACAGTTATCTATATCATGCTCTGAAGCAGTATTTGGATTATTGACATGACTATGAACTATTCCTGTGATTGTATAACTAGAGTGTAAATCTAAATATTCATCGAAACAAAAAGAGAATCCATCTAATTCGTTTACTGTATTTTTACAAGCAATGAAGCCTTTTTCTCTAGTATATACTCCACATGCTTCCATCGGAACGGCCTTTTTAAAGTGTTCTTTTTCTTGAAGCATTACTTATACTTTCGTGCTCCTGGAAAGCCACCAAAAGGTAAAGCAACATTGCCATTTAAATATTCATCTCCGGGCACAGTGCCTAATAAAGTACCTCTATCTGTTACCATGTCTGTTGTTATACCTTGGTATCGTATTCTACAGCTTTGTAAAGTTTTTCCACAAACATCTAATCTTTCCCAATAACGAGGGTATAGATCGGGAGCATATCCGCTATTAGGTAAAACTGCAATATAAAATCTATGTCCGCTTTGAGTTCCATATTTTTCAGATTCTATAGTTTCTACTTGCCTAACTTGATCTCCTATAGAATAGTTAGTAGAAGAGTTATAGACGGGAATAGATGTTTGAGAAATATCTACTTCTATTAACTTATCGTCTTTATCAAACCATCTTGAGCTACTACTCATAGGATACGTACACCCCCCTCTCCCTTGTAGTGCTCCTTGATACTCCCACGCACAATACCTTCCTACAGATACTCTATTTGGTAAATTTAATCCTTCTAAATCTGCAGGGCTTATAAGGTCGAATTGAACAAAAATATTATTATCAGAAGCAAGTCTTTCTAAATAATATGCTGAAGTAGGATATTCTACGGGTAAAGAAGGACTATCGCCTACTCTAGAGGTGTATTTCATCAAAGTTGTTCTGTAAGTTAGTTTTGCTAAAAGAAGGTCATCCATATCTATTATACCTTCATCTTGCAACATTTGACGAAGAGTTAGCTCGTCATCAACACCATCACTATTTTCTCCTGCAGTTATAGAATCTGTTATTCTTGCTAAGTATGCAATATTTGCTATCTGTAATTTTGGTCTATTCTGTGCTCCACTAGACTCCGTACTAACTCCTGTTATTTCAATAGGCATTGCTAAATATTCATTTAAAGTTGAGCCATTTTTGCTAGAAAAATAAATATTATCTCCTGCGGTGCCTGTTTCATAGTCTAAGCCATTATGAAAGTAAAAAGTCGTAGCAGAATTTGGTAAAGTAAGCTCAAAAAGTTCTATAAAAGAGTCACCTATCTCCTGTTCTTGTACAGATTTTATAGCAAGATACGGATCATCTTGTACCAGCAACTCAGTAGTAGATATAAGTGTTGCTGTTCCCCCTGTTGTCGGGGGAGTAGATGCACCACTTGCTTGAAACTGAGGAGTAGTATTATAATGATAAAGCTGTAAATAATAAGTACCTGTAGGACAGCTTGTAGTTGTTTCTAAAGTAAAATTATCCCTATTTTGAGGGGCAGATAAAATTCCAGCCTTTGAAGTAAAATAGCCTGTAGGAACAGAAGTTGTTCCTGCAGAGTCTGTTGTAATTTTCCAATAAAAATCTACATTTAATGCAGGATTAAATAAGTCATAAGCAAATCCATCGGGATTTACACCATCAAGATATGGATTTAAAGTGGCCGGCATATTTAAAGTTAAATTTGCCGTTCCTCCAGGCCCGATCCTATCAGGAACACCTGAAAAATAAATGTTATTTGGAAGAATCAGTATTCTTAAAGAGAACTGCGCTGGGTATGGCGGATTTGACATACCAAAATCTGTATAAAAATACCACCTAGCATAATGATCAGTATTATCTGTTGCTGTTAGACTCCAAGTTGTATTTAAACTCGGACTTCCTGACGTGGGGTCAGGGTCATTCATAGTGCTGTCGTTATTCGGACTTCCTATGTAACGTATTTCATTGGCATTAGACTCAGTACCGGTATACTCAGTATTAACATTGATAGTATCTCCTACTTTAATAATCGCAGTAAAATTTCCTGCATGATCAGGAGTATTAACAGAGTAACCTTGGGAATCCAAGTCAAAGTAGTAGTTAAACGTACTCATGGGGTGTAAGTTCTCTTAAAGTTAGCTGAAAGACTATGATACTGCTCATACATATAGTTAATACTATAGCTTTCACATATTACAGTTATTGTCTCTGTCTCGTCCTTGTTTGGAACAAATATCTCAATATTTTTTGCAGCCATTTCGTCTAAAAATGCTGCTAACAAATTTATTTCTGACGCTTCTCTATTTTTAAATTGTGCGGTAAATTTGTCATCTTTTGGATTTACGCCATCAATAATTCTTTGGTCATATCCATCTCCAAAATTAGCTACTAATACTCGATGTTTTACATTTCGAGTAAACCCACGATCAAATGTAATAAACTGATCTGTGCTTGGAGTGCCTACAGAAATACTATCAGCAGGAATCTTTAAAACAAATTTAGTTCCTGACGCCGTTGCAGCAGCACCCGCAACAACTGTCCACGCAGGAATAGAGGAATTATAAATATAAGTAATTCCTCCAGAGACAAAAGTATCTCCATTACTTGGGCTATCTGGAAAATTGACTGCCATTCATATACTCCTATTAATGTAAGTCTACCCAACTTCCATTTGCATACCCTTGAAATTTATGAGTAGTTGAATTATATATTAAGTCACCATTTTGAGCAGTAAGAGCATTCCTATTAGTAGTAGTATAATTAGCTGCTTGATATGCCGGAGTTGATGTATAAATTGTTCCTGCCATTGCAGAATGGTTTTCACAAACATAATATAGTGTATCTGGTGCATTCATTGGCACTTCATAAATTAAAATGTCACGAGTAGCTCCATTGTTTGTTACGCCGTCTGAGCTCCCTAAAACATTTGCTGCATCGTAAGCTCCTGAAGTACTTTGAAGCCAAAATGGATGACCGTTGTTAAATCCAAAATTTTGAAATTGAACCCAAGCTTCTACAGGTTGATAATTACCACTATTAGTAGGAATATCTTGTGCAAAGTTTTCTTCAACACCTAAAACTACAACCATTCTATAAGTAGAAGTTGTTGTAAATTGATAGCTCTTGTTTGTTCCCCCTGAATTGGAACCAAAAGATACGCCTTCTGAGTTTCCAACACCAAAATTAGTCCACCCTTGATAATAAGTGCCTGAAACAGTATCTAAAAACCAAACTTGCCAACGAGCATCTTTAGACGCAGTATTTTCATGATATGAAGTAACTGTGTAGTCTAAAATTTGTCCTGATAGTACACTGAAAGAATCAGAGTAAGACCAAGATTTTCTATAATAGTTATTTGACAATAAATAGTTTGTATTTGAATAAAGTTTTACAGAATCAGTAACAGTTCCATTACTAGCAGTAAATACTGTAACATTATTACTTCCACCTTCATACTGAGAATCTGTACGAGAGGCTGCAGGCATTGTGTGCCCATCAATAGCGTCTGAAGCAGTTACATAGTTTGAACTTGCATGATTCCAGCCCATAGTAACAGTGCTACTTCCAAAATCAAAATTGTATGTTTGCCCTCTTTGTAAATAAAGAGTAGGATTACTCGTAGCAGAAGAAAAGCCTGCTCCATCAAAATTAAAGGCAGTAGAACCACTAGGTACTACATCGAATTCAATATTTGTACCAGAAGGTCCTTGGGGCCCAGTTGGGCCAGCTGCTCCTGTAGGACCCGCGGGTCCAACTACAGAACCTGCATTAACAGTGGTACTATCGACAAGTGTAAGAACTAAATCATCATTTGAATCTACAGTTGCAGAAGAAATACCTCTGTTTCCGTCCCCCCTCAAGTCTCCTGTACTAAATCCTATTCCATCATTTGAAGTAAATGCTACGATTCCTGTGGAAGCAGTATAAGTTCCCCCCGTAAATCCCGAGCCTGTAGCACCTTGAGGTCCAGTAGGTCCAGTAGGTCCAGTAGGTCCTTGTGATCCGGTTGGTCCAGTAGGTCCAATTGCTCCAGTAGGTCCAGTTGCTCCAGTAGGTCCAACTACTGCCCCCGCATTAACAGTGCTATTATCTGCAAGAGTAAGTATTAAATCATCATTTGAATCTACAGTTGCAGAAGAAATACCTCTATTGCCGTCACCTCTTAAATCTGCGGTGCTAAAGCCTAGTCCATCATTTGACCCAAAAGAAACAACTCCTGTTGTCGCATCGTAGCTTCCACCTGTAAACCCAAGTCCATCGGCTCCGTCTGCTCCTTGCGGGCCTACTGGCCCGGCCACTCCAGTGGGCCCAGCGGGTCCAGCGGGTCCTTGTGGTCCAGTTGTTCCAATAGGTCCGGTAGGCCCTTGAGGTCCTGTTGCACCTTGAGGGCCTTCGTCTCCTTGAGCTCCTTGGGGCCCTTGCGGTCCGGCGGGTCCGGTAGGTCCAGCGGGTCCAGTAACTCCGATAGATCCAGCAGGTCCGGCAGGTCCCGTTGGTCCATCTGCTCCAACATCTCCTTGTGGTCCAGTAGGCCCAGCAGGTCCGGCAGGCCCTTGGGCTCCAGTATCTCCTTGATCGCCTTTAACACCTTGTGGTCCAGCAGGTCCAGCAGGTCCAGTAGCTCCTATACCCCCAGTGGGTCCAGTTGGTCCGGCAGGTCCGGTTGGTCCGGCAGCTCCTGTGTCTCCTTGAGGGCCAGCAGGTCCTTGAGGGCCAATACCGCCTTGCGGTCCAGCATCTCCCTGGTCTCCTTTAACGCCTTGAGGGCCGGCAGGTCCAGTTGATCCAATAGGTCCAGTAGGTCCAACTCCTCCAATGGGTCCGGCGGGTCCAGCAGGTCCTTGAGGGCCGGTTGCTCCATCTGCTCCATCTGCTCCCGCGGATCCAGTTTGCCCGATAGGTCCAGTAGGTCCCGCAGGGCCGGTTGCTCCGATAGGGCCAGTAGCTCCTGTAAGTCCTTGTGGTCCAGTTGGTCCTTCATCCCCTGTATCTCCTTTAGGTCCAGTGGGCCCTTGGGGACCAGCAGGTCCAGTTGGTCCTGTGGGGCCCGCGGGTCCTATATTTCCGATTGGTCCTGCTGGACCTGCAGCCCCAGTTGCTCCTGCAGGTCCTTGTGGTCCGGTTAATCCTGTGGGGCCCGCAACTCCTTGTGGTCCGGCATCCCCTTGATCTCCTTGAGCGCCTTGTGGTCCAGCAGGTCCTTGAGGGCCGTCAGCGCCGGTGGGTCCAATACCTCCAACGGGTCCAGCGGGTCCAGTAACACCTTGTGGGCCAGCAGGTCCAGTTGCACCTTGTGGTCCCGTTGGGCCTGCAGGTCCTTGTGGACCGTCTGCTCCTGTAGCACCTGCTGCTCCCGTAGGACCTATTGCTCCTGTAGGGCCGGCATTACCAATGGGCCCTTGAGGTCCTGTTGGTCCTGATGCTCCAGTGGGGCCTGTTATAACCCATTGTGCAGATGTACCATCATCATAGTACACATACAGACGAAGATTTGTGCTATCATACCAAAGGTCTCCTTGAGAAGGATTAGTAGGTGCTGTAGCTGAAACTGTACTTGCCATTATTTAGACTCCATAGGCGCTTAGCAGGCCTCCGGCTCGTTTTTCATTTAAAAGTTCTTTTCTTACTGTCGCTGCAATAAGATTTCCTAGTTTTTCTCCGTTCTGTCCATCGGAGTCTGTAGAGGTTTCTGAGCTACCATCTCTATTAATATTTACAGTAACTCCTACATTATTTTGCTGACTTCCGCCCCCTTTCAGCTCTACAGGAATTTTATCCCCGTGTGGAAGGGGCACAACTGCTTCTCTACCATGTAACATTGCAGGATAGCCTGCGCTTGGTCCATCTGCAATTCCGCCACTTCGATAACCTGCTGGGGGCTTCATTACGCCGCCATATCTTCCGCCAGGCATAGAGTCAATCATATCCATAATGCTATCATGACCTCCACCGCCTGCTAGAGTTGGCCCTACTGCTTGAGTTGCAGAGGTTGAGAATCCACCTCCTGCAGAACCTGCAACGGAGGATCCCGGCATAATCATATTCATTAACTGCATAAGCATATATTGAACCATAAGACGACTAATCATTCTAGCAATATCGCGAAGAATTTGTTTCGCCATATCTTTAAAGGCTGTTTTCGCGCTCTTACTTCCAGTTACAATATCATCAAATGCTTGTACAAAGTTGTCTTGGAAAATTTGACCTGTCTGACGTATTGCTTGTTGAATTGGTTGCATATCTGCAAGCTGATTCATAAGTCGTGCAATGTTTCCTTCCATCTCTAAGATTTGCAGGTTCATTTCTTCCATTGCAGCAGCTTTTTCCATGCCGCGCAT